CGCAAGTCCTTCTACGATGTTGGCATTGAAGAAATCATCAGCACCCGCCGCCTGGTTCACATTGTTCGTGCCTATAGCATCTTTAGCGATAAGGCAAAAGCAATCCAAGTTTGTGTGAATCGTTTTGACGATGAAACCAAGCAAGCATTCCTGGAACTTTATGATAAGGTAGATGCAGACTTCCAGATGCCTACTGAAGTCTCAAATGAAGTTCTTCCACACATTGACGAACCAAGTCCTTTCTGATATAATGTGGGGAGGTAAGTCCTCCCCTTTTTTTATTATGGATCTCTGGAAGAATTACAAAAAAGTTTTATTTGAAACTTTTCCTGATCTGACCTACCAATCTACATGGTGTAACTGGGAGGGCAAAATTAACTTAGATGCAAAACTTTATTCTAGTCCAACAATTCTAAAATCTAGAGAAGCAGAGATCTGGAATGAAAAAACATGCATCTACAATAACATAATCTATCCAAAGACTGGTTCTGATTTACCCTGCTTTGGAATGGATCTCATGGGATTTTTTGAAAAGAAAGTTGTTATTACATTTGATTTTCAACATCCTAGGGAGAATTATTTGTTTTCTTTGGGAGATGAACTCCCAAAGTGTGAGGGTGGTATAAGGTTTTTCGAACCTGGAAATCATTTCTCAGAACATCTATTTGTTGCTAAGTGTACTATGAGTGAAGTTGACAATTATGTGGAAGACTTCACAAAATACTTGCTTAAATTCAAAGAGATGCTAGACTGTAAAAAACCATCTGGAACAGACACAACCGAATACAAAGATTTTGATTCTTACATGACAAAACTAGATCCTGTTGCAGGATATCTTTCCAGTAATTTCGGAAAAGAAAAATCAGAGCAATTTGTAAACGAGTTTCTTTTTGAATATGGTTAATTCTTGGAGTTTACTTTACGACACTATGTACGGACCTGAAGACGAAAAAAATTATGTAGAATGGAATAAAATCTATTCTGGCGAAGACAAAGATTATGAAATTACTGCTGATGGATTTGTTTGGCCAAAGTCAAATGATATTTCCTCGACAGTTAATTTTTCCGAAACAGTAGATTTTTCTAAAAATCCACCTAAATATGAATCTCAATATGGTTTTACTGCATTTAATCCAAATCCCATTTCATCTATGAGTGAAGATAAAATCGAATTTAATATCGGTAATTCTAATGGATTCTGGAAATATGAAGAAGATAAAACTTTGAAAGAAATTGAACAATATCTTTCTAGTACTTATCATTCTCATTACACTTCTGAGACTTCTAAAACTCAAACTCTTGATTTGATTGAGAGTATTGGAGATGCAGAAGCATTTACTCGTTCAAATGCGATAAAGTATCTTTCTCGCTTTGGTAAAAAGAACGGTAAGTCAAAGATGGACATTTTGAAAGCAATCCATTATTGTATTCTTCTGTACCACTTTGCTGGTCTTCACAAAAACACCAAATCTGACTTTCCTTATTGATAATGAAACTTTCTGATAAAACTCTAACTCTTCTAAAAAACTTCTCAAGCATCAATCAATCTATTCTATTCAAACAAGGAAATAAAATTCGCACTATTTCCGTTATGAAGAACATTCTTGCAGAAGCAGTTGTTAGTGAAGAATTCCCAAAAGACTTTGGAATTTATGATCTAAATGAATTCTTAAATGGATTGTCTCTTTATAAAAATCCAGAATTAGATTTTACTAATGATGGATTTATCCTAATGAAGGATGAAAAGATGCGTTCGAAATATTTCTTTGCCGATCCGAATGTAATCATCACTCCACCAGAAAAAGGAATTAGCATTCCTTCTGAAGATGTTTTTTTTACTCTAGATACTCAACAACTTAATACTGTTCTAAAAGCAGCTTCTGTACACCAACTTCCAGACCTATGTATTGTTGGTGAAGAAGGGACAGTTCGACTTGTAGTTACTGATAAGAAAAATGAAACATCAAACGATGTTTCTATGGTAGTTGGGGAAACTGAAGATGTTTTTAATTTCAACTTTAAAGTTGAGAATATTAAAATTATTCCTGGCACTTATGATGTGACCATCTCCCGTAAACTTATATCACAGTTCAGCAGTAAGAACTACGATCTACAGTATTATATTGCTCTGGAGCCTGATTCTACTTTTGGTTGATGAACATCTTCGCCACTTCTCCCTGGCCTGCTGAGAGTGCTATTTGCCTCCCCGACAAACACATTGTTAAGATGCCCCTAGAGTGCTGCCAAATGCTCTCTATCGTGGCATCGGATAAGTGGGGACACGGATATGGCACTCTCCCTAAGGCAGATGGAACTCCATACAAGACTGAGAAAGGAGCATTCCGCAATCATCCCTGCACCAAGTGGGCACTGGAGAGCATCCATAATGCCTACTGGTTAATTAAGTGGGGATTGAACTTGTCTGATGAATACTGCCTGCGGTATAATAAAACTCACTCCTGTTATAATACCTTAGTGGATGCATACTATTTGTTTCCCAAAGGTAAGATTACAGAAGTGACTCCATTTGCTCGTGCTATGCCTGAGGAATGGAAGTTTGACGACACTATTGATACATTTGAAGCATACAAGAGGTACATTGCATCCAAACCTTGGGTGTCTGAAAACTATCTTCGTATGCCACAAAGAAAACCTGAATGGGTATGAAATACAAAAATGGTGATGTCTTTCTTGACAGATATACCCACAAGTTATATATTTTTGATGGGAATGAATGGTGGGAAATTTTCCCTACCTGTGAATTGAAAAAACCTGATTGGATTTAATTATGTCAAGTGAATTTCTTCTGACAGAAAAATACAGACCGCAAGTAATTGAGGATTGTATTCTTCCTGATGAAACTAAAAAAACTTTTAAGGAGTTTGTAGAGAAGGGTGAGATTCCAAATCTCCTTCTTGCAGGTCCTCCTGGTATTGGTAAAACCACTATCGCAAAAGCACTGTGCAATGAATTGGGGGCAGATTATTATGTCATCAACGGATCCGACGAAGGGCGTTTCCTGGATACTGTACGGAACCAAGCAAAGAACTTCGCTTCGACCGTTTCACTTACGGGATCTTCTAAACACAAGGTCATCATCATCGATGAAGCGGATAACACAGGAAACGACGTACAACTCTTACTACGGGCAAATATTGAGGCATTTTATAACAACTGCCGATTCATCTTCACCTGTAATTACAAGAACAAAATTATCGAACCTCTTCACTCCCGATGTGCGGTTATCGACTTCACCATCAAAGGGAAGCAAAGAGTTCAACTTGCAGGATCTTTCTTTCAACGACTTCAATCAATCCTGGATACAGAAAGGATTGAGTATGATGAAAAAGTCGTTGCGGAACTGGTATCAAAACATTTCCCTGATTTCCGAAGAGTTCTAAATGAAATTCAAAGGTATTCTACAGGAGGAAAAATCGACGCGGGCATTCTTGCATCTTTCTCAGACGTTTCTGTAAATGAACTTACCAAAAACCTTAAGGAGAAAAATTTTCCCGAAGTTCGTAAATGGGTCGTTAATAATCTTGATAATGATTCTAGCGTATTGCTTCGCAATATTTACGATGCTCTTTATGTATCCCTTGAAAACGCTAGTATTCCTGCTGCTGTGCTTATTATTGCTAAGTATCAGTATCAAATAGCTTTTGTTGCTGACCAGGAAATCAATCTCTTAGCGGCACTAACTGAAATTATGTGTGAATGTGAATTTAAATAAAGGAGAAAAAAATGAATGTAAAACTTATTCGTATGTGGTCAGGTGAAGATGTTGTTGCTGACCAAGTTGGAGATTTGGAAGACCAAATTGTTATTCGCAATCCTATCGTTGCTATTCCCACAGGAAACGGTCAGATGGGATTTGCTCCTTGGTCTCCACTACTAAAAGATAAAGATGTAGATTTGGAAATTACTAAATCATATGTTGTTTATATTTCAGAGGCTCAGGAGCAGATTGTCGAACAATATCAAAATATGTTTTCTGTGATTAAAGCACCAAGTAAAAAACTGATTGTTTGATAATGATTATTTCTGAACAAGATGCTCAGTGGGCAGCAGATGAGTTTATCAAGTATTTCTCTCAGATGGGAAATATTGAAGACTATTTGCGTTTTGTGAAGAAAGAAGTTATTCGAGGAACTAATACTCTCGCTCCACTTCATGATGAGTTTTTTAACGAAGATATTCATCCCGAAGATATGGAGTTTGATATTAAGTTTATTGGTGATAGATTTCAACAATCTTTACCCCAAGAACATTACAACACTCTTCTTAGGGTAGTATCATCTCATAATAATGAGTCCAATATTCCAGGAAGAGAACTTCGTTGGATGGTATTTGAGAAGAACACCAAGAAAGTTCTTGGTTTTATTCGTTTTGGTTCTCCGACTATTAACTCAAAACCAAGAAACGAATGGTTGGGAAAAGTTCCTAATCTTTCCATCTTTAATCGACACGCAGCAATGGGATTTGTGATTGTTCCATCTCAACCATTTGGATATAATTATCTTGGTGGAAAACTTCTTGCACTTCTTTGTTGCTCTCATTACGCAAGGGAAACTCTTAATGGGGTGTTTGAAAAGGATATTGCTTTGTTTGAAACCACATCGTTGTATGGTTCAACAACAGATGCGTCTCAGTATGATGGTTTAAAACCATTCATGAGATATAAAGGTCTAACCGAAAGTAAGTTTCTACCTCTTCTTCATGATGAAGCATTTCACACTCTACATGATAGATTTACTCTTCTTAATAACAATACTCCTCTTACTGATAATAAAGCGTCCTCAAAAAAGATGAAGCGACAGACCAAGATGATTTCTATTATTCGCAACTCGCTTCAAGACAAAGAAAAACTTGTTGAGTTCAATGAGGTGATTAATGCTGCATTTACTCTTACTCAAAAGAAAAGATTTTATATCTGTGACTATGGGTATTCAAATGTTCGTGAAGTAATTCTTGGAGAACAAGAAGATCTTATTCGCGGTCCAAATTGGGATAAGTTTTATTTGGAAAATATCATTTCGTGGTGGAAAAAGAAAGCAACTAAGCGTTACGAAAAACTCAAGCAAGAGGGTAGGTTCAGGAGTAAAGTAGAACTCTGGACTGATGATGATGAAATTCAAATTATACGATAATGGAACTCAAAGATTGGTTAAATTCGATTAACTTTACTAAAGAAGATTTGTCTGAAGACATTAAAGAATACCCTTCATATATTATTAATAAATGTTTGTCTGGTCAGATTGATTCTGTTCTTTTCGCAAATGAAATGAATATGAATCACCATCTTGATAAAGATATGCAATATTCTTTTTATCTAAATAGTCTCAGGAAAAGGAAGAGATTTTCTCCCTGGCTCCGTAAGGATAAAATCAAAGACTTAGAATGTGTAAAACAATACTATGGTTATAGTAATGAAAAAGCATCTCAAGCACTGAAAATCCTGACAAACGAACAGATTAACTTTATTAAAAAACGACTTGATATTGGAGGATCAAAATGACTACTACGGTAGAACCTACTGTTGAATGGTCTCAGGACCAAATGGTAGAAGTAATTCTTAATGAACCTGATGACTTTCTGAAAGTTCGTGAAACTTTGACCCGCATCGGAGTTGCATCGAGAAAGGAGAAAAAACTCTATCAGTCTTGCCATATTTTACATAAGCAAGGTAGATATTTCATTGTTCACTTTAAGGAACTATTTGCCCTTGACGGTAAGCACGCAAATCTTACGGTAAACGATGTTCAGCGTCGTAATCGTATTGCTCGTTTGCTTGCTGATTGGGGACTTATTAGTGTTGTAAATCAGGACCAAGTTTCTGACATTGCTCCATTGAACCAAATCAAAGTTCTTTCCTATAAGGATAAGGGCGATTGGATTTTGGAGCAAAAGTATAACATTGGTAAGAAAGGAAAGGGTGTAGAACCCGAATAAATATCGTTGAGACCTTTCGTGCGGTCTCTACAAAAGTCGGAACACCCTAAAAAGAGGTTCGGTTTTACCGATACCTCTTTTTTTCGTTTCTTGTATAATTAGTATTGGATGCCGTAAGGGTCCACAAAACACAAACTCGCTTTTAAAGGAGCTACCATAATGAACAACCTCACAAGGTATACTGCTGCAGATCTTCCTGCTTTGATGGAGAGGATTACTCGCAATAGCATTGGTATGGATGAATACTTTGATCGATTGTTTCATCTTCACGAAACAACTTCCAACTATCCCCCATATAACCTAGTTCAAGTAAGCAACGTAGAATCACGACTTGAACTCGCTCTTGCTGGATTTAAGAAGAATGAGGTCTATGTCTATACACAAGATGGGAAATTATTCGTCGAAGGACAAAAAGAGGATAAGGAATCCGACACCAACTACGTCCATAAGGGACTGGCTCAACGATCTTTCAAGAGAGCATGGACAATGGCAGATGACACAGAAGTCGCAGATGTATCCTTTGAAGACGGACTCCTCTCTGT